TTAAAAGGGATATACATAATATTAATTATGTTTACCCCAAAAGAGAAACGAGAAAAAAAATCAAAGGTTGTTCAAAAGGTGTCTGTAAGACAAACCTTGTTGAGTATTGCGATTGGCGAGGAAAGGGAGTTTTCTTGCGTTGATTTTCCTCTTGCACGCGCGAGAGTAGTAGCTTCACAGTTAAAGAGCACTAAGAAAAGAGTGTTCAAGATAAGCTCAGATGCCCTTGGAACCTCTTTTACAGTACGCCGTACTTCTTAACTTTATTAAATCCCACAACAACATGAATAAGATTGAATTTATCCTTTCTGTGTTCATTTTAGTGTTCACAGCTATTATGCTTGTAAATGTTTTTACAACCCCTTCTATTGTGAGAGAGTTCGCTATTACCGCTTTTTCAATCATGTTCTTGCTAAGCATTGCACTTGTAAGAATTACTTTCAGAGAAATGAGAAAAGGCAGGGACAATATTAAAATATGCAGACATAAAAAAGCTGTATAACACATGATTGTTCAATAAAATTTAAATTTTACCATGTATGATAACAAGTATAGAACCGAATGTAACCGAAAAAGGAAGATACTCTGTAATGCAAACATCCGCTGCGCTTGGAATACATAGAAATACACTTCGTATTTACACAGAGCAAGGTATGATTAAATGTGGGTTCCGTAGAATAAACGGGCGCAAATTCTATACGGGTAGCGAGATTCTTAGATTTTGGAGGGCACAACTATGACTGACAATGACAAGGAACTGATAAAAAAGGCTCATGAAATCGACTACATCCGATGGTGGGAAGTTGACGAGTTGATAGAAAAGGCTGATACGGAAGAAGCGAAAAATAAATTGAAGTTCATCCGCAGCTTCAAATACCACCAAGAAGAAGCCTTTGCGGGAACCATATAAACCCGTGATGGGTACACTTGACAAATTTTTGTTCATAAACCACCGCTTCACGAGTTGGGGCGGTACACGAAGGAATGGCGAAATTGGTAGACGCTTAGTTTCTGTGGTAAAAATGCACGAATAGCATCACGAGTAAGGTAATCATGCTATTAGAACCTTACATACGTACAAACGGAAGCAGAAACGAAAATCCTGATTGCAACAGTTCCCGGTTCGACTCCGGGTTCCTTCACAAAGCAAGGCCGGAAGCTAAAAGAAGGCGAATAATAGATTAGCAAAATGGAAGAAATCATTGAAGTAAAACAAGCTGAAATGCTGCAAGCTATTAACCGGAGTGAGGTTGATATGCAGATTGCTACGGCAAAGCAATATCCGCGTGATTTGCCGACAGTATTAAACAAGATTGAAACGTATGCCACAATGGATACGGAAACCGCAGAGGATTGTTTCTATGCGCTTCGTCGCCAGGGAGCAGACGGAGGAACACAACTTATTGAAGGATTATCTGTAAGAATGGCAGAGATAATCGCCAGCGCATGGGGTAATCTCCGCGTCCAAACCCGCATCATAGGCAACGATGGACGTTTTATCACGGCACAAGGCGTTTGCCATGACCTTGAAACGAACGTCGCGGTATCGAAAGAAGTGAAGCGCCGTATCACTAACAAATACGGTAAGACCTTCTCCGATGATATGCAGGTAGTAACTGGAAATGCTGCCGCGTCCATCGCTTTCCGTAATGCGGTCCTGGCTGTTGTTCCAAAAGCTGTAACAAAAAAAATCATCGCCAATGTTAAACAAGTCGCTTTGGGGCAGGCAATTGACCTTGAAACTGGCCGTCAGAACGCTATTGCCAATTATGCGAAAGCCGGGGTATCAGAACAGATGCTGTGCGAATATTTGGGAATAACCAAACGGGAAGAAATTGACAAGGAAAAGTTGTTTGAGTTGAAAGCCCTTTGGACTGCCATACGCGAAGGAACAACCACTGTTGAGGAAACTTTCGTCAAACCGCAACAAGAAAAGAAAGCCGCTGCTGAAGCACAGAAAAAGGCCGAAGAAGCGAAGGCCAAGGCTGCCGAAGCCGCAAAACGTTCGACAGCCGCCAAGACATCCAAGGCTCCGGCCAATGTTGACCCGAAAACGGGTGAGATTTTTAATAATGAAAATGATAAATAACCGCGCTTTTAAGCGTACAAATTCACAACAACAATATGGGAAATAAATCATTCAATAAAATCGCAGACTTGGCAAACAAATGGGTAGAAGAAAATGATGCAAAAAGAGTTGTCATTGTAATTGCCGCCGAAGCGACTGAGGTTAAGGAAGAAACCACAGAACAGCAAATTAACACATTGATTGCTGGGAATGGGAAGTATATACAAAAAGCCTTAGAAGGCGTTCTTAAAGATAACGGAAAAGAAAATATCCTAAAAGGATTTATCAACCGCGCTTATACAGAGGTTAGTCTCGAAAAATTAATAGACTTGTTGGGAGGGAAATAATATGGGGCATGTGATTATTAGACCGAAAGACCGGAAAGAATGGCTGAAACATCGTGAGGCCGGGATTGGCTCATCCGAAGTCGGTACAATACTTGGGCTGAACCCATTTGAAACGCCATACCAACTTTGGCGTAGAAAAAAAGGGCTTGACGCTCCAAAGGTAGAGAACTTTGCAATGAAGGCAGGCCACTATCTTGAAGATGCCGTTTCCCTTTTCTATGCGGATGAAACCGGAAAGCAAATCATAAAGGCATCTGCCGGTGACTGGCTGATTGTAAACAAAGAAAAAGAATATCTCCGTGTTTCTCCCGACAGAACGTATTGGATTCCTGGAAAGCCCAAGAATGACCGGAACAAGGGTATTCTTGAATGCAAGACCACACAGATGGATATTGAGAAGGAAAATTTGCCGATGCATTGGTTTACTCAACTTCAATACCAGCTTGGAGTTGCAGAACTTGAGGAAGGTGCGCTGGCATGGCTTGTTGCCGGGCGTCAATTTGATTTTGCAGACGTTTCCTTTGATAAGGAATACTTTGACTGGACGGTTGAGCAAGTGGATAAGTTTTGGGTAGATAATATCCAGGGAAACCAAGAACCCGCATTGATTAACGTTGATGATATTCTTTTGAAGAACCCGCGTCACATAATAGGGAAAGCGATTGAAGCGGATGAAAAGCTTGTCAAGGACTGTTCCGACCTTAAAATAATAAAGGATGAAATCAAGGCACTTTCCACCCGAAAAGATGAGATAGAGAACGATATAAAAATGTTCATGGGTGATGCGGAAGCTCTTGCAATCAATGTGAACGATTATGGGAAAAAAGGCGGCGCATGCCAAATCCTTGCCACATGGAAGGCGGCAAAAGACAGTGAGAAGTTCGATATAGAACGCTTTGCTGACGAAAATCCGGATATGTATTCAAGATATATGGTAAGTAACCCCGGTTCCCGCCGATTCATAATGAAATAGGCATGTATGTTATCAGCAATGAACAGCATAAGGATATAATGCAATTCCTAAACATATTAAGGTCCGTCCCGGTGCAGGACAATAGAATGTTCAACATACAACGCCGGGCCGGAATAACAATAAAAAAACTGGCTAAAGCCCGACAAATTAGTAACGAACAATTAAAAAGAATTCAAGATGAAAACAACATTGGAAATTAAGAGATTAAATGCGATTAATGCATTCAACAAAGCAGATGAAAACGGTAAGAAGCTATTGAAAGACCTTTTCGGTAGTAATACATTCAATCTCAATTATAAGGATATAAAATCCTACGAGGATGCTTGCGCATTTCTTGGAAAAGAACCAGTTGACTTTGAGGAATTGAACGACACATTGGAAAATAACGGATTTGAACCGCTCCCCGAACATGAAATCGCTTATAAAAAGCTGGAAATTATCGCGAAGGCCCTCAATTTCGGATGGTGTCCCAATTGGGCCGACTTTGACGAATGCAAGTATTATCCTTGGTTCGATATTAAAAAGGAAACTCCCGCTGGTGTTGGTGGTGCGCTCCGCGGTGCCGCGCTTGGTGTGTCGGTCTTGGCTTCGTACTACGTTGCCTCGTACTCGTCCGCGTGCTGCGGGGGTGCCCTTGCTTCCAAAAATCGGGAAATCGCAATCTATTTCGGCAATCAGTTTGCCGAAATTTGGAAATCTTACCTTTTGCCTTTACGATAGGTCATTAACCGGGTGTAGGAATTTCCTGCACCCATAAATTCAAATCAATATGTTAGATAAAGTTTTGGGGCAGGATATTCCTGCCGGATTGGAAAGACAGAATTTTCTTCGTGACAACTGCGATTCTGTTGAGATGCTGGACTACACAAAAGAGTTAAACGAAGAAAGACGTAATGAACTGAAAGAAAGTCTTGTTGACAAGAACATTCAGTTGCGCGATGTTCGTGCGGATAAGCGTGCGGCAGACGAACTCTACAAGGAGCAGGACAAAGCTTACAAAAACCAAATCAAGCATTTGGAAAGCGAAAGCGAGGAAATTGCTAAAACACTCAAAGAAAAGGCCGAATTTGTCCGGGAAGACTGCTTTAAATTCATTGACGAAGAAACCCGGACTGCCGGATATTACGATAATGAGGGTGTTTTGCGCTATACCCGTCCGATTCGTCCGGACGAACGGCAGGGAACCCTTCAAATGCAGATTCGCCGCACCGGAACAGAAGGCTAAAGAAAAACCGATTATTAACTTATTAAACCATTAAATTATGACATCAGAAGAAATTAAACAAGAAGTAAAGAAAGAAATTGCAGAAGCTATGGTAAACAATCTCCCTGCAGGGGTTGGTGAGATTATCATCCGGGAAGGTAAAGCAGTAGAGGTCCATGAACCGGTCAAGGTTGTTATTTCCGGCACGATTGACGCTCCTGCAAGATGGCTGGAAACCCGTATGCGTCTTGGGTTGGTTAATCAAGGAACATATCATGTACTTGTAGACCGCGAAAACCTTAATATAACATTGAAATGTAATGAGAACAATCATTACGGAAGCAAAATCTCCGGCTCCTTAATGGTTTCACCGGAGTTCAAACGATTTGGCATCAATGAAGGTGAATATATAACCAACTTTGAAATGGCCGAACTGTTTAAAATGAACCGCTCTTTCTTTGAAACAAAGGCCATAGCAATGAAGCTCGTAACAGAATTGCAGAATTTCAGAGCGAAAGTTGACAAGGAAATTGAGAAGTCAGACAACAACAGAGGCGACAAACGACTGCTTATCAATCAAGCTGTTCAGTCGAATTTGCCGGAAGCTTTCAATTTACATATTCCGATTTTCAAAGGAACACCGAAACAAACCATTAACGTAGAAGTATACATAAACCCGTCGGATTTCTCCTGTACGCTTGTTTCTGCCGAAGCGAACGACTTGCTTGAAGAAATGCGTGACCGCGAAATGGATTCGGTTCTTGAGCGTATCAGTGCCGTTTGTCCGGACATTGTAATCATTGAACAATAATTCAACTATGCCCCGCTCCACTTTCCAGTCAGCGGGGCATATCCACAACAACGGATTATGAACAACAGAAAAAAAAGAAGATACCCACTTGGTACAAGATATTTAGCTTTATCCTGCGGAATTTTTAAAATTGATGCGAAATGTATGAATTAAGAGATTATCAGAAGGAGGCCAGCGATGCAGCAGTGCATTTTTTTTCTTCACCCGCCAAAGGCAATGCCATAATGGTACTTCCTACCGGAAGCGGGAAAAGTCTTGTTATTGCCGATATTGCATACCGCTTGGGTGAACCGCTGGTTATCTTCCAGCCTTCTGCGGAAATACTTGAACAAAACTTCGGGAAGCTTCAAAGCTATGGTGTACTGGACTGTTCAATATTCTCGGCCTCGTTCAACTCCAAGAGAATAAGCCGGATAACATTTGCCACAATAGGAAGTGTAAAGAACAACAAGCATCTTTTTGCCCGGTTCCGTTATGCCATTATTGACGAATGTCACTATGTCAATGCGGAAGAAGGGATGTATGCTGATTTTATCGAAACTATCAAATGCAAGGTTGTAGGACTTACAGCAACCCCTTACCGATTGTATTCAAGTCGTTTTTATGGCTCTATGCTGCGTTTCCTCACCCGTACCAAACCCAGGATATTTTCTCAACTTATTTATCATGTACAGATAAAAACGTTGCTGGAACGCGGTTATTTGGCTAATTTGAACTATTACCCGATAAACGTGGTAGATACCTCAAAATTGAAAATAAACAGCACGGGCGCGGACTATACGGATGCCAGCGTTAAACAGCATTACAGAGAGATTGGTTTTGCATCACATCTTGAGAACATAGTGCAAAGGCTTCTTATTGCCGGCAGAACCTCAATCCTTGTATTCACCCGTTTTATTGAGGAAGCTGAATACCTTGTACGGACAATTGGCGGTGCCTCGGCTGTAATCAGCAGTAAAACACCCAAAGAAACCCGCAGGATGATACTTAAATCATTCAAAGCTGGAAGAATAAACGTTGTGGCGAATGTAGGAGTATTAACGACTGGTTTTGATTTTCCGGAACTTGATACAATCGTTCTCGCACGCCCTACACGTTCATTGTCCCTCTACTATCAAATGGTAGGCAGAGCGATACGGCCATACTCCGGAAAACAAGGATGGATTGTTGATTTGTGCAAGAACTATGACCGTTTCGGGCGCGTGGATGAATTACGGCTTGTGGAAACTTCTCCCGGCATTTGGGCCGTATTTGGAGGATACAGGCAACTTACTAACGTCTTTTTTAAGAATTAATCTATGGACAGTTGGATAAAACTATACAGAAAGATTACGGAAAACCCTCTTTATTTTTCGGAGGTGTTCACCCGTTTGCAAGCTTGGATTGACCTGCTTATTATCGCGAATAATGATGAAAGTTATATCTATGTCCGTGGCAACAAAGTTGAAATCAAACGCGGGCAAATTGGCAAAACGCAAGACACTTTGGCAGAACGCTGGAGGTGGTCACGAGGAAAGGTTGTGCGCTTTTTGGATGAACTTCAAAAAAACGGGCAGATAGTACAACAAAAAAGCAAGCTAATTAACTTAATATCAATAGTTAATTATGAGCTTTATCAATGTGGTAGTACAACAGAAAGTACAACTGATAGTACATCAAATGATACATCAAATAGTACAACAGACGGACTACAGATAGAGCAACAGACAGTACATCAGACAGTACAACAGTCAAAAAACAGCAAAAAAAGCGGTACAACAGATAGTAAAACAAACAGTACAACAGATAGGGTAAATAAAAGTATTGATAGTCAAAGTGATAACGTTTTGGATTTACCCGAAACGGTACAACAGAATAACGGCAAAACAGTACAACAGATAGGGCACAAACAAGAATATAATATAATATTATCTCCTAACGTAGATAATATTTCTTCTCCCCCTAAAGGGGAAGAAGCCTTAACGCCCGCGCCCGCGCGCGAGAAGGATGCTCCCAAAACGGAAGATGAAGAAGTCATACAGCCGGAACCTTCCCAAAAGAGAAAGCATTTGCCTGCTAAAAAAATCGCGGATATGTGGAACGCCACCTGCACGAGCTATCCGAAGGTATTCACCCTTTCCGAAGCCCGTAAAAACAAAATCCGCATCCGCGTTGAAGAGATGGGGGGAATTGAGAAGGCAATGCCCATAATGCAAACCATTTTCAAGAAGATGCAGGAAAGCAAATTTCTCAAGGGTGAAAGCAAGCGCGGCTGGAAGGCCTCTTTTGATTGGGTTTTCGAGAACGGGAAAAATTGGGTCAAAGTCTGGGAAGGGAACTACGACGAAACGAAAAGCGAATTTTCCTCAATTCCGGATGGACCTAAGAAAAGAAACTATGACGAAAACATTTTCTGACTATGGAGCCACAGAAATTCAACAAATACTATGACGCGCTACGGAAGGAATGGGAAAAGCGGAAGCATATGACCTTTGACCCCCTATCCGAAGAACCCGTGTTCAAACAACATGCTGATTTGCTCATTGGTTCCGGGAATGTCCTTCTTGCAAACGAGAACAAGACATTTGTAGTTGACGAATACAACCGTAAACTGCTTCGTTTTCTTCTGCTGTATTTCAACGGGCAGGAAGAAGCGGAAAATATATACCCGGGCAAAGGCTACAAGCTGCATAAGAGCCTTATCATCTGCGGCGGTGTCGGCGTAGGGAAAACCCTGACCATGCAGGCTTTTTCTGAATACTTGAAAATGACGGGAAACCCGAATGCCTTTCACAATGTATCTGTCACACAGATGATAAACTATTACAAGCAACATGAGCATTTGGACTTGTATACATACAATGAGGGAGGCAGGAAGGGATATGATGGATGCCAGCCGGAAAATCTCTGCTTGAACGATGTCGGAGTGCAGACTTCCCTACATTTCGGGCAGGACACTAAACAGTTGGTTATGGACTTTTTTCATGCCCGGACTGAGGTGTACAACCAATATCGCGTAAAAACGCACGTCACTACGAACATGTCTCCTTCCGAAATCAAGGATTATTTCAGTAATGACGAATATGGCAGGCTGGTTGACAGACTAAAATTTTATAACATCATTCATATGAACGGCGAAAGCCGGAGGAAATAAGAACTTTAATCCACAACAACAGTATGGAAAAGAAAATGAATTTAATTAAATGCGTGTTTTTATCATGCGATAGCAACGATTGCATCGCGGATGATAAATCTACCAACCGGACGATGGTTAGTTGCGGAAACGCAAAAAGAATTGGTAATTTGGCTATGTTTCCGGTAGAATGTGATTGTCCGGAAAAGAAAGGAGGCGCCGAATGATTTCAATGCTGTACATTGATTTGTTCTGCGGTGCCGGCGGGACATCTACGGGTGTAGAAAAGGCCCGTTTGGAAAATGAACAGTGCGCCAAGGTGATAGCATGTGTGAACCATGACGCGAACGCCATTGCAAGCCATGCGGCCAATCACCCGGACGCTCTGCATTTTACGGAAGACATCCGGAAACTGGAACTATCTCCGATGGTTGAACATCTTGCCAAATGCAAGGCACAATATCCGGATGCTTACATTGTTCTTTGGGCAAGCCTTGAGTGTACGAACTTCAGCAAGGCTAAAGGAGGACAGCCGCGCGATGCAGACAGCCGCACACTGGCAGAGCATCTTTTCCGGTATATTGAAGCAATCGAGCCGGATTACATTCAAATTGAAAACGTTGAAGAATTCATGTCCTGGGGTGACATGGACGAAAATGGTAAGCCAATAAGCATGGATAAAGGCAGGCTTTATCAGAAATGGGTACGCAACGTGAAGAAGTACGGCTTTGATTTCGATTACCGGATATTGAACGCTGCCGACTATGGCGCATATACTACCCGGAAACGCTTCTTTGGCATATTCGCCAAGAAAGGATTGCCGATAACATTTCCTGAGCCTACTCATTGCAAAAATGGAAGGAAGGATATGTTTTCCAGCCTGGAAAGATGGAAACCCGTTAAAGAGGTTCTTGATTTTTCGGACGAAGGCGAAACTATTTTCCGCGCCAAGCCTCTTGCTGAAAAAACGCTGGAACGTATCTATGCCGGACTTGTAAAGTTTGTAGCAGGCGGTAAAGATGCTTTTCTCGTGAAGTATAATTCTATGAGCCGTACTGGGAAATATAATGCTCCCGGAGTTGATGAACCGTGTCCGGTGGTAGCAACACAAAACAGACTTGGAGTAGCGCAAGTTTGCTTTCTTTCCAAACAATTCAGCGGACATC